AAAATTCAGTCCATGGGGTTTCATCAAAAAGTTTTCGAGTGAAACCGCAGCAATGGCTTTTACTATATCTGGAAGTGTGATCGTTTTTGCAACACTTTCTGGTGATACTAGAAGGATAACACTAATAGCAACCTTATCTGCATTCGCAGTGCATTATGTATACGTAATGTTAAAGAATGATCAAGACTAATGAGAGAGATTAAAACAATGCCACAAATAAGGAATATAGTCTTAAGAATTGTTGCTACATTTGCAGCTTCAGGCCTTGGTGTTATAGGTGCTGGCAGTATAGCTGGAGTACCACTTATCAAGGCTGTTTTGATGGCCGGAATAGCTGGCGTAGCAGTTGTTATAGAGGGTTTGTCAAGGGCTTTTTTGGACGATGGAAAATTATCAACTACAGAAATTAACGAAGTATTTAATACCGTAGATAAGAAAGCAAGAAAAACATCTAGCGATTGATAATAAAGAAAGTACCTTCAGGAATAAAATTAAATTAAGTTGTCTAAAGAATTAACTTTATTATACATATTATTGGCTTTTTCTACTAATTTAAAAAATTTTTTATCATTTAGATATTCTAACAATTGTATATTTTTGGTAGAATCGTTTGGAAAAATAGCTTTATTATCTATAAATTCTCCAGAATAAGATATTCTATTAATTATTTTTTTTATTAATTTGTTATCAACATCTTTAGTTATAGATTCAAATGGAACAATCAAAGCTGTTTTTGAATGAGCTAAAATTTGTTCTGCAAGTGTGTTATACCAAGCAAATATTTTTTCAATATGAGTAATATCATCTTTTGTATATATGATATCCTTTAGTAATTGCTTGTACGAAGGGTTGCCATTTAGGTAAAGGGGTTCATCTCTACTTATGGACATATGAATAAATGAGCCTATACAATCGATTGGATTTCTGGTTGTTAATATTACGTGATGTTCCTCTGCAAATGCTAACTCTATTGCATCAAAAGTATGCTTAAGCTCATACGGAATACATGATCCGGGAAGATTTACAAATACTTTTGTTCTAATATATCTATTGCCTTGACGCGGGAAGCCATCAATCGTAATTTTTGGTCCATTATTTATTCTATGGTCCATTACTCTATCTAAAAATTGTTCTTCTCTTTTCCAAAGTTTTTTTAATTTTTCCTCTACAGACTGATCTTCAGTAAATTCATCTAGCTGGACAGACAAATCGTTTTCTAATTCTTGATTATTCATTTTTTTACCTTCCTTTTTAGGGGTATTATTTACTGGCGCAATACCTTGAGCAGTAGAATGCTGAGCTATGTCCATATATTATACCTTTAATTAGGTTTTTATTGCAAGTCGAGCAGGTAAAGTATGCTATTATGGTACTATGAAAAATAAAAGTGGATACATGTATGAGGGTTCAGAAGACCTAGAAATTGACCCAGACGATGTTAAAAATATTCATGTTATTGAAAATTTTATATCCTCTGAAGACTTAATTACTTTAAATAATTACATAGAAAATAGCCAATTTGTTTTAGATGAATATGGCGTTCACGAATTCCCCTTAGAGTCTTTAATGTTTGATAAAGAAATGTATATGATAATGGCAAAATATAGAGAACAAGCAATGCTAATTCTAGGGGAAACTTTTGATTGCACAGTTGCTATGTCGGAGATTGCAAGTTTAATAAAGTATGCAACGGGAACAAACCTTAACGAACATGCAGATAAAATATGTGAATCATGGAGAGATCTTAGTACTTCTATCTATTATAATGATGGATATAAAGGTGGAGAATTATTTTTTAGCCAATACGATTTATCGTTTGAACCAAAAGCCGGGATGATGATATACTTTCCGGCTGGTGGGAACTATGCTCATGGCGTCAACACTATAACGGAAGGCACGCGTTATGCCACTACTACCTTTTGGAAGGTAGAAAAATGGAATTCAATTCAATATTCGTGATATAATATATAAAATTATTTCCCAAATTTCAATAATTACCAAAAATCGAATTTGGCCCAAAAATTTTTTTCCACTTTTTACCTACATATGGTTTTTAAAGTAATTATCAAAGATATAGAGGATTTAAAAAATGAACAGTTTTGGCAAAACTTATAATAACGTAAGCTTTTCTGACATATTAGAAAAATACGATTCTTATTATAGTGAACTTTTAGATCATAAGGTTTTAGTTTTTAAAAACATTGATTTTGGCACTAGTTCTGTGGTTCAGTCGCTTGGCTCTTTGTTCTTAAAAGAAAAAGATGTAAAAATATACGATAAAAACTTTGATGACAATTTTGATTATTTTACAGAAAAAAATAGAAAACTTCCATCAAAAGACGATTACCTAGTTAGATGGCAAACAGACAATTGTTCAGATGTAGAACCTACCAATATTAGCTGTATCTATATGGATTCTGTTGGTGACTCAGTTGGGTTAAATGAAACAAAATGGGTCAATCTTGAGAATGTATATAATATGATGAACGAAGAAGATAAGAGCTTTATTTTAAAAATTAAGTTTAGATGGCTTGATGAAGGGCTTGCAAAATTTCCACTTCAAAGAAAAGATATAGGGCAAGAAGATAGTCATCCTTCTTGGAGAATACATCCAGAAACAGGAAAGTCAAGCATATTTTACGGCGGGTTAAATACCTTAGGAAAAGATAACGATAAGTGGCAAAAGCACATATACAAGCTTCGTAGCTTGTTTTTTGAAGATAAATTAAACATATTTAGCTTAACTTGGGAAGAAAAAGATTTAGTAATATGGGATAACAGATGCACAGCTTACAGCTCGATGGGTGGTTTCAACCCCGGGCAAATAAAGTTTACCAAAGTGGAAGCTGGGCGTTCTAAGCCGGTTAATAACCTAAAATAGACATAAACTCGTTACTATAAACAAAATACAACTATTAAAAAATGGAGTATTGCATGTATAAATTTTTATCAGAGATGGAAGATAAGCTTCCGGCTTTAACCCCAGCAGAAAAAGACTTTGCCGATGGTCTTTTAGCCATTGCTAAAAAATATGGAAAATTAGCCGATAAAGACAAAAATGGCATTTGGGTTGGTTATGTTTCAAGACAAGAAAATGAAAATTATGAAATCGGAGTACGATGCGAAAACTGCGTACTACATGAATCAGAGTACGTTTGTAAGATAGTTAAAAGACGAATTGAGCCAGGCGGCTACTGTAGATTGGCAGCCATACCTGATGGCGTGGTAGGTAAACAGGCAGATGATGGCTCAGATGATGATTCAGATGCCGAATGATGAACCTACGGAAGAAGTTGTTCTTTCGAGGCGCAATAAGAAAAGGTTTAATAAACTAGTTGTTGGTTTAGATAAAAAAATTACTGATTTACAAGAACAAAACGCTGCCCTAAAAAACAATGCCGAAACCTTAAAAGATCAGCTTCAATCAATTAACTCTATAGAATTGATTGAAAAAAAAGAAGTCTTGTCAGAATACGATAAAGCCCATAAAGAATATTTAAACGCACAGCTTGATAACGAAGAAACAGACAGAGAGCTGTCAAAGCAATCTTCTTCTATGTCAGAATATGGAACAGAGATAATATGGTTTTCCGTAGTTATTGGTCTTGTTTTTGACTTCCTGTTATGGAAGGATATATTTTCTGGTAAGTTTGGTTCTGACTCTTGGGCAGAACGAGCAGAGAGAGCATCTGCTATAATACTTTCGTTTTCGTATGCCTTTGTTTGCGCTCAATTAGGTGCAGCCTATGCCATTAAAACTTTAAGCAATAAACGAAAGAATTCGACAAATCCAAAAGAAATAGAAATATATAACAAATCTACAGCAAAAAGTTCTTTGGGTATTAATCTATTGCTTTTTAGTTTGTTGACTATTTTGTCGACTTCCGCTAGATACGCTCAACCATCTCTAAATATGTCAGATAAATTTATTCTTTCATTTGCGGCAACAAGCATTGGCCTTGTTATATCTGCAATAGCCTATTGGTATACAGATGTCTATGATCATTTTATAAAAGCTGCAAAGAAAAAAGAAGATAAAGCAAAAAAGCATTTTTATAGTTTAAACAAACAGATTAAGGAAAACAAATATGAAAATTGATTTTAAAAAGATAATAGTCAGAACTTCAGTTGGTTTAGTATTGTCTATGATTTTAGGCTATATTTTTTGGCCAAAATCAGAACCGGTAGAAATTATAGCAGATGTTTCTACGACTACAATAGTGCAGGTAATAGTCGCTGATGCACCATGCCTTGTGTTCTACCAAAAAGATAAAGATGTACCAGTTTTTAAGGAAGAAATGGCATGTGTGGCAACTTATGTAAACAAATATATTGGTGGTTATTATTCGGCTCTTAATATAGTCTGTAGATCGTCTAGCGATGGGCAAACAGTTAATAGGAACGATCTATCCGGGAAAAGAGCAAAGTCTTTGCAGTTCACCCTGTTGGAAAAGGGGATAGCCTTTGAGGATATTAAGGTTACATCGCTAGGGGACACGTCTCCTTATCCTGGTATAGATCCAGATAGCGCAGATGGCAAGATATTAAATAGATCTTGTGAGATCACAGGTACTATAAAACAATGAGAGTATGGATTGACCAAGATTTATGTACTGGAGATGGACTATGCGCAGAGATAGCACCAGATGTATTCCACATGATGCCAGATGGTCTTGCGTATGTAAAAGAAGGGGACAAGATTTATGCGGCCGCTGTGGGGAACCCAGAAGGCGCAGCTGGTTTAGCGTCTTTTTCCGACGACAGGCTTGAAGATGTTATCGAATCAGCCGAAGAATGCCCCGGCGAATGTATCTTCATTGAAGTTTAGAATTGCGAAAACACAGTAATGCCTGACATTAGCAACCACTTCAGTCCGCGTCCCTTATTTCATGGAACCTCAAGTTTAATTGCAGTGGGTGAGGTTATATCTCCAAGTGGAAAAAGAGGTGTAAGATCTGTTCATGACATTATGTTTGATGATCCAGCCCTTGCAGTCCAGAGGGAATTTTTAGAAGAGCAGCCGGGAGGTCTTTTAAACCAAATAAATCCAGGTCTTACAACAAATTCTTTTGCAACCGAAGACATTGAAGAAGCAAGAAAGTATGCTAAAAAAGTATCAAAGACTATGGGCGGGGAACCCATGGTTTATAGAGTTGAGCCAGTTGACGCGTCAACTGTTTTCGAAGACGAGTTTGCCCCCCCGAGTGTTAGATTTGATGACATGGTTAGCTGGAGGTCACCTGATGGATTTAGGGTAACATCGATTGAAGACGTAACTAAACCACATTATAAACCATCTTTCGATCCGCACCATTCTGCCTACTTCGCACGTCCTAAGCCTAGGACACCTGGTTCGATAGGAGGTGTACCAGACCCAATCATCCTTGCCGCACGTAGAACAGTTGATCCAACTTATTATGGCCCAGGTAAAATAGGCAATGCACCAATTCGTTCAAAAATTATAATTGGAGCAGAAATAGGCAGTGTACCAATGGGTTCGATAGGCTCAGTATCGATACCAAAAACAACCACTCTAAATCCACCACTAGGCAGTGTGCCCACGTATGCACGTAGACCTAGTCTGAAGACCCAACTGATTAATCTTTTTAATTTAGCCCCAGGTCAAATAGGCAGTGTACAAGGTGGTTCGATAGGCGGTGCGCCAATTGGTTCAATAGCTCCTAAGGTACCAGGGTCCTTGGGCGGAGTCGCTGTGCACGGCAAGCTGATTGGTCCACCAAAGCCTGCAAAGCCTGTTGGACCTAGGGCCTTTACCGCACTTGGTAGATCTATAGGTTTTATGGAAGAAACTAAAAAACTAAACGCCATAAGACCGCTGCCCAAGGCTGCTCTAAGCGTAGCTCCACCTAGCGTGGCTACTGCTGTTGTATCGGCAGCGACTACCGCAACAGCTAGTGCAGCGACTTCAGCTGGTGCATCATCAGCAGTAAAAAGTTTCTTAAAAAGTGGAGTAAAAGCAGCGTCAGGCAATAGTGTTCTTAAAAAAATGAGACACCCAGCTGCTGGAGTAGCTGCGATTGGGTTAGCTACCTCCGTAGCCATCAGTAAGCGAAGCCTTAACAGAAAAGAAGAAGAACAAAGAAGATACTAAGCTTTTTTCCAAAATGTGGTATAGTATTCCATGGGAATGTTTGACACGATAGAAATAGATTTTCCACTACCGGTAGCGTTATATATAGAGCACCCGATAAGGTCGTATATATCACAATCTATCTACGCAGATGGCTTTCAATGTAAAGATTTAGAATGTTTAATGGAAAACTATTTTATAGACAATAATGGTTTTTTGTATAAAAACGGAAACAATATATGGGAAAACCCTAAAGACGTTGAACCATTAAAAGTAAAAATGTATTACCACGGACATCTAAGAATATACAATTTAATATTATTAGAAGAGAATGTTGAAAAACAGAAAACTGTGTGGTTAGAATACGATTTGAAGTTTACTGATGGTATACTGGTAGAAGCAAAGATGATTCATCCAACTAAAGAGGAAATTGATGGACTACACAAAAACATATAGAGAAATATACAAGGCCATAAAATCAGATGATATTGACCATGAAGCTGCGCATAGAATATCTAACAAAATAACTGATGCAATTGTTGATTTATCTCTTTTGATAGAAGGCAAAGACGAAAAAGTAGCAGAAACTGCTATAGATTGTATTAAAAAAACAAAAACAAAAACAAAAACAAAATCCGAGTCATTTCCCTATGACATGGATACCTATTATGCAACAGGTAAATAACTTATAAAAAATTAGTCAGTCTGCGGATATAAGTTAATGGTAGACCAGCATGTTTCCGACCTGCTTGTGGGAGTTCGATCCTCCCTATCCGCTCCAGTTTCAAATGGTGTGTTGCAAAACATATTTTTTGAATTTAAAAAAAGGAAAGAATGAAGAAAGTATTATTAACGGGTGCTGGTGGTTTCGTTGGCCACCATACATTAGAACATTTATTGAAGCTAACAAATTGGGAAGTAGTAATAACTGATTCCTTTAGACATAGAGGAGTGACCGATAGAATCACTTCTATAGGTTGCTGGGAAGCGGAGAAGCACCGCGTAAAGTTAATAACTCATGATTTGACTGTGCCGTTTTCTGACGTAATGGTAAAAGAAATTGGCGATATTGATTATATTATTTCAATGGCTTCAGATTCACACGTAGATAGATCAATAACGGATCCAGCTCCGTTCATAACAAACAACGTTGCGTTAATAGTAAATATGCTAGAGCTTGCAAGAAAACTTAAACCTAAGGTATTTTTGCAGGTTTCAACAGACGAGGTTTATGGCCCAGCTCCAAAAGGTTATGCACATAAAGAATGGGATACTATTCTTCCATCTAACCCATATTCAGCTTCTAAGGCAGCACAGGAAGCCGTGTGTGTGTCTTACTGGAGAACATTTGGGGTTCCGGTAATTATAACTAATACAATGAATATAATTGGAGAAAGACAAGATCCGGAAAAGTTTATTCCAAAGATTATGTATTGTTTAGAAAAAAATATTCCGATGATGATTCACGGTACAAAAAATAATATTGGATCAAGATTTTACTTACATGCTCGAAACCAAGCAGATGCTTTACTTTATATATTAGATTATTTAGAACCAACCTCATACCCTAATTCTGATAGACCAGATAAGTATAATGTAGTTGGGGAAAAAGAAATAGATAATCTAGAAATGGCAAAGCTAGTAGCAAAGTATTGGGGTAAAGAACTGCAATTTGAGTTCCAAGATTTCCATACAACAAGACCAGGTCATGATTCAAGATATGCATTAGATGGGCGTAAGTTGCAAGAAGCAGGTTGGAAACCACCAATGTCTTTAGAGTCTTCTCTTCAGTCTACTGTAGAGTGGACTAAGAATAATCCAGAATGGCTTTGGAGAGAGATTGCCTAAAAGTATTTAGGCAAAGCTTTGAAGCATTCTTCTACCACTTTTTGCAAGCTGTAGAACCTTTGCACCGCTTGCAGAGCTAGCCACGCCGGATAAAAATGTTCGACCAGCAGTTGAATCGCCAACAGCTCTAGTTGCAACTTTTGCAGACTGCGCAGCTTCTGAAACTACACCTGAAACTACAGAGGCCGGCTTGGTAGACGCACCAAAAACAACGGTTGGTCGTTGTCCAACGCCTGTGTTATATATTCCTGCAGCTAATCTTGTAATAGGATTTTTTGTTAAAGTATTAGCTTTTTCGGTTTCGGAAAAGAGCAGTCTTCTAGCTGTTCCAACAGGAATTCTTCCGGCATCAAATTCTTGGTTGTGAAAGGTAGCTATATCACGCATTCCACCTACAACTCTTTCTATTTCTGTTGAATCATAACCTTGAGCCTGTAGTATTTTTCTTACGGCTGGAAGATGCATGGTGTCGGCATCGAGTGTTCTTGTAGACAAAGCTGTCGTTCTATTATTCTGGTAGTATTCCGTTAATAGAGTGGTCAAAGAATCTTGATGTTCTTTTCCTATATCATCAAAAGACTGTTCGCCCAAATATGATCTAGCGTAATGGTGCCATTGGCTTCCGTCTTTGGTCGGCATATCCTCTTACTTCACTGTTAATAAACTCTCTGGCTAGACTATCTACTTCGCTGTTTTTGCCTAATTTTCCTACGCCAGCAGGACTCCATAGTGGGCCATCCGGACCGTCTACGACCTTTCCAGAAAGGTGCATACCAGCTTGGTTGGCTACTAATGGGAGATCCATTTTAGGTGCAGTTATAAGAGCAAAGTCATCTGCAAAAGCTTCTTCTCTTACCGAAGCAAGTAATGATTCCACTTTTGCTCCTTCGCCTGTTTCGCTAAAAATCCTAAAAACATTTTGCACATTAGCTTGTTGGGTAGAATCTAAGTTTTGTACATTTCCAAAATATTTAAAATTCAATAAATTTTCTGTTAGGTTTCGTTGTCGCGAATGCTTAGCTATTGGCTGCGATAAATAATGAGCGTCTGAGGTATTTAGTCCGTGCGTTTTGCTCCATTGCCTTAAATATCATCTCGCTTATATGGCTTGGTTGTACAGCGTCTTTCCTATATGATGATAGTATTTGTTGTCTCATCCAAGAATATCTTAATGTTTCGTCTTCAAGCGGTGGTAGTATTTTTTGTCCAGCGGCGTTTAAAAAACTAAAGCTTGAGCCGGCTCTTCCGTTAGCTATGTCGGAACTTAGCATTCGTACATTTTGTTCGATACCCGAAGAAACAACGTGCCCTGTTTCGTGTCTTACCACGTCCCCTAAATAAGATCTTCCATAGGCCACATCTGATTGGTTTTTTACCCAAACTTTGAAACTACCCGATTGCCAGTGTCCGGCAGAATTTTTGCCATCTACATCATCACCCGGATTTCCAAAAACTAAAGAAATAGGACGAGTCCTTTTACTATAATCAAGCTTACCTATGTTGCCTTTAGGGTAAACATAACCAGTCATTGCCGATAATGCACCGCCCTGAGTTTCTCTTTCAACGCCAGCCATAGCCTCTCTAAGAAAATCATTGACAGTTCTTGTTGTAAGCTGCCTGTCTTGACCACCAGTCATCTCTAAGGCTATTTTTTCAGCTTGGGACAGGTCGATACCGGAAACTGAGCCAGCTTTAGCACCAAAGTCTCTTAATTCTATTTTGTAAGGGCCATACTCACTGTTTTGGATTTTTTTTGGCCTCAACATCTTTTCTGGGTCATTAGAAAAATAGAAGGCATCGTAAATAGAGCTAAAACTTTGGCGTATATCTATTACCGGTCTATTAGATGACATAAGGATATAGTAACCCTTTTTTGGCTAAAAGAATTTAAAGGTTAAAGTAATGTCCATTTTTATAGGGCAAACTTTTTTGTTGCGCCAACATACCAACTTTTAGAGAAGCAAAGTGCCCTATGATGCTTTTACGACTAATGGACTCATCTATTGGCATATCGCCCCTATGGACAGTGTGACCATGCCAGAAGATAACGTCACCCTTCTTTGCGGTGAACGTAACGCCTGGTGGGGATTCTTCTAGCAGCTTTTCTGCAAAGTACTCGGATGCTTTTTCGCTTAAATGATTTGGGTAAAGTTTTTTAAAATCAAGATCCCATTTATGAGATTTTGGTATAAGCTGGAATGGACCGGATCTATAATCTATGTCTTCTAGAGCTACCCAAACCCCTATGTGATTATCGGCATGATCCTTATCTCCATAAGTTATATCTTGGTGCCAGGTTTTTCTAGTAGAAATCCATCCAGTAAAATTAAGATGAAGACCAGACGGAGACCCAATAGCTTCTTCGATAATTGTTGGAATATCGGATCCACAAAAAATCTCCAGTATAGAAACGTGCTCTAGATAGGTATGATACCCTTCCCAGCCATTAGGGTTTACTAAAGATAGTTTTCCATCTACAATTTCCCCATGATTTTCAATCCACAGTTTAGAATAAGCTTCTATTAATTCTTCTGATATAAGATTTTCTACTATAAAAAAACCATTATCTTGCCATTGTTGTTTAAAACTAATCATATGTAATGCTATATTTTCTTTGAATTATCTTTTTTAATCTAGCAAGATACTTAATAAGATCATCCCTAGATTGTTCAGCGGCGCTGTTTAGACCAGTAATATTAAATATATTCCAATGTTTTAATATTGGCGTTAGCACATCTTCATAGTATGACCTTATGCTAAATATCCCTGCATCTGATATGTTTCGGGCATGGTGCGTATATTCTGGCGCACCAACACCAGGCATCTCAAACTGCATTATTACTTTTGAAAGACTTATTATCATTGATGATGGATCAATTTTGAGTATTTCCATTACTGCATCCCTATAAAAAATAAAATGGTGATTTTCATCAGTTAGAATACGTTTTAAAATATTATATCCAGCTGTATCATCAAGCTGTTGAGCCATATTAAAATATGAAGATCTAGCGCTTAGTTCTTGTATGGTAGTGTAGGCAAAAGATTGACATATGCCATAACCGTCTAGGTACTCATTTGTGATTTTGTCCCTACCAAGTTCCGGTACTCTGCCGGTACTAACAAAAGTAATTCTATCTTGTTCTAGTTTTACTGGGTCCAGAATTCCAGACAATGTAATATAAGAACGTAAAGTATAAGAATGTCTGGCCTCTTCCGCAGTCCATCTATGAATCCATTCACCTACAACAGATTCTCTTCCAAAGACTTCAGAAAGGGTTCTAGAATACCAGGGCAAGCTGTCTTCAGTTAAGAGATTAATTATAAAAGATGATTTTAAGTTATCTGATATTGAGTTTTCTCCATAAAGAAACCCTTCAGTAGCTAAACGAGAGCCCCTTTCCCACGGGATATATTCATGGGGATTCCATTTTTTTGCGGTAGAGATATGTCTATTCAATAAAAATTCTATAGCTGGATTTAACTCGTTGGTTAGTTCTTTCTCAGATTGAATCATTTTTTGCTACCTCTATTACTTGACTGGCTGACTTTCCGCCAAATCCAAAAGAATTATTTAAAGTTGTTATTACTTCTTTATTAATAGTAATAGGCTGTCTTATTAGAGTGTTATTTATATCAAATGAACAATTTTTAAGATTTTGGCAGTGGGGGACCACGTTGTGCTTTGAAGACTCTATTGCGTAGATAGTTTCTATGATACCGGAGGCAGCTAGCGTATGACCAATTTTACTCTTTGGAGCATATATGGGTGTATTTGGTAGCATTTCTGAAATTACTGAATACTCTATAGGATCGCCTACTACCGTAGAGGTTGCATGCGCGGAAACAACATCTATATTTTCTACATAACTTAGTGCTTTTTTCATGGCAGTTTTTGACCCTCTGCCATCTTCAGCAGGAGACGTTAAGCTAAGGGCATCAGAAGCTGATCCTACTGGGTATAGTTTTGCATGGGCTTTTGAGCCAAATTCTTTAGCTTTTTCTGGGCTTTGCAATATCAATACTCCAGCACCATCGGCCATAATAAATCCCTCTCTGCTATCGTCGAATGGTGCATTATGGTTACCTAATGCGCCAAGTGCACTAAAGTATTTTATCGCCATCCTATGAATAGGGGCATCACTGCCACCAACTATAACATAGTCATATTCATCACATAGTCTCATCGCATAGTCTATGGATAACAATCCAGTTGCGCATGATGCCATGAGAGCAAAAGAAGTGCCCATAAATCCATAATGACCACATATATGAGAAGCTATTATGTCTGGTATTCTATTAAGAACAATGAGCGGATGTGCTCTTTTGTTATTAAGAAATTTATCAGACATATATTCTATAGATTCGCTATCGTTAGAAACGCTCGAATAAATAACAGCGACATTAGAAGACAACGGTAATCCCGACATAGTTATCGCTTGGTCAACAGCATGTATGGCAATTTTTTGTGTTCTTGTCATCTGTGTTAAATATTTTTTATTAAATGATTCAGGAATTAATATAGCTGAATCGTCAACGCGTATACCTCTAGTAATTTGAAGTTTTTCTTCAATCATAAAATCAAGATCAACAGTAAAGTCTTTGTCAATCAAAGTGTTCTGAAAACAATCTTTAGGATTGTTGCCAAGACCGTCAATTAGACCATATCCAACCACAAAAACAGGCTCTACCATTAATCCACCAACACTTCTCTTTGGCATTGGTTTAGATTGTCTAATGCGTTACCAGCCCAAGATGGTTGGGTAGCACGAATATTTTCTCTTAGGGCATCTTTAAACTTTGTTGTCCATTCGTATCTTTCTTGATACAGTTCGTGTTCGGGCTGCACAAGCAAGCTTCTATCTCCGTGACCAAAAAACTCAAGGTAAGCCCATCTAACACCTGAAGTTACCTCTTTTATTTCGTGTGCACCAATATAATTTGATGGATAGAATAAAGCCGATCCCGGTTTTGGCGTGACTGATATATCCCAAGTTGGAAAATAAACACTGCCGCCAGTGAAAGAGTCATTTAAGATCATTGATGAGGTTATTGTATTACCTAACGCAATTAATGATATAGGCTCTATGCTGTTTTCTTTATATGCCAAAGGACTATCTGAATGGGGGCCCATCACACCACCTTTTAGGTACTTAATAAAATGTCCACCACGACGCTGTGTTATTGATTCTACAGCCACTGGGAAAAGGCTACAATAAGCCAAGCAGCCGCGCTGCATTGCTTCGGCGATGCTATTCATAAATGGTAATTCTTTTACGTTTTGGTGATACCTTATTGGAGTAGTGTCAAAATCTTTTTGACCTAAAATCCCATAACCACCCTCTGATACAAACTTTTCATCAACTTTATAATGATCTTGTTTTTTTACTGTTTTTTCTATTAAGGCAAAATCGAAAGAATCAATTTTTTCTTTATTTATTAAATCTTCAATTAAAACAATTCCAGAACCTAAATGTTTGACTATCATGAGTTCTTTACCTTTTCTATTGAGTAAAAATCAGTATAGCAGTATTTTATGCCTGAAGTTATCGGGTTAGTTATATGCCAGCACAACGCATCAAAGAAAATGGTTAAACCAGTTTTTGGTGTAAGAGTCATCAAGGTTGAGTTATTCGCAATCTGCTCCAACACCAATTGTCTTTGTTCATTACTTGACTTATCTATATTTTTACTAGTTTCTGCAATTACAATTTCTCCACCACTAAAATCTTCATTAAGATAACTAATACTAGATATATGAACTTGAGGTTTATTGTGTTGAACTACATCTGGGGAATTGGGATCCCAATCTTGATGTAAGTTAATATTTTGATCTTTAGTGTATCTTGCAACGCTTTTACCTCGTGATGAAATAATAGAGCAGTTATAGTTTTTTTCTATGAACGTATTTAAAGCGTAGTAATAACTTTGCATCGGCAATCTTCCTACGTCGAAGTAGCTTTTTCCTTTGTCTGAACCACCGTAGTCTACAATATCAAATTCTTTACCAGAATTTTTAATATTGTCTAATAGAAATTTACATTCTTCATCAGAAAAAAACTTTTCTACTATGATAGTGGGATATAGTGTGCTCATAAATTAAGTCTTAAGTTAATGTTTGCCATCTTAAATATTTTCTGTATTCTTCTGAACTAATCTCTAAAGGGTCAACCCACCAGTCTTCATGGATATCTCTTACCACTAGAGTATATCCTAATGAATCAAGAATTTCTCTTTGGGCCTCGCGCATACCGCGATTTCTGAAATACATATTAGCGTCATGCTCAAATGTTATAACAGAGAATCTATATTGAGTCAATGGCACAGTTATCAGTCCATGGAGAGTCGTATAAGCGTTCCCTATAGGTCTCATAGAGAGGTCATAGCCTCCGTCTATATCAACTTGTAAATAATCTATTTGTTTTGGGAAGTTATTAGCTTCAAAATAAGAAATATAATCAAACTTTAGGGCATCACCAAAACAAGGATTTTTTCTGTTAGAAAGAAACTCTTCTCTACGTTGATCTACTATCTCAAAAGAAACACCTTTCCAATCATAGTCATTTTCAAGATGGTATGTATTGCTGCCTATCGTAGAATCAAAGCCACCTAACTCTACGTAGTATCCATTTCTTTTCCCCTTTAGGAGGTCTACTACAAACTTTTCTTGTTGGCTATTTCCTTTGTACATATTAGTTTTTGTCCTTTTTCCAATAATATTCTTTTACTACAGGGTTATATAATAAATCAAAATCTTTGCCCGGTGGCGGGTTATGATAATCTAAAACAACACAGTTAGGGGCAATTTTATCTTCCGCCAAACGTATTTTCTCCATTTTCAACCATTCTTCCTCACCATGTTTGGCTACGCCGTCAATCCAATTTTGGCTGGCTGGCTGGTTATACATTAGATAGTTTCTAGAAATAAATTTGTTTCCATTTCTTATTGTGCGAACACCATGGAAATATGGTTCATCGCCAGGAAAAAGATATGAACCGGAAGGAAAAACCACTACATCTCCTGCAACGGGCTTATAATCTATAACCTTACCATGCACTAAATACGTTACTTCACCTCCGTCATAGTCATCATTCCAATAGATATTGCAAGTAAGCATAAAGTTCTCACATGGTCTAAGTATTTTATCTAAATGAAAATCAGTATGATACTGCATTGTCAACGGTGGTTCAGGGTTGTCAGTAGTCCCAATCGACGCAACGTCTTGATCATATTTGGCAAAGTTGATTGAAGGTTGGATATATGTTTTAACATCTTCTGCATATCTTCCGGTTCTCATGTCGTACTTGCCCATATAATGGCTAAACGCTGCCGCCCTAGCATTGACTGTGGAATGGGCTGCTCTTTTTTCTCTATCAAACAAGCTATCGCCATCATTCAAATCTTTTTCTTCTTTTTGTTGGGAAAGAGCATCTCCGCTTACCGAAACATATGTTCCAAAACCAAACCATTTACCCCAAACTGGCAAAATCCCAGGTTTTTCTTCTTCTGTTACAAGAGAAGAAGATTTTAGACTCTCACTAATCGCGTCGACATCTCTTATCAGGTTTTTATAGACAACAATATGTGGGTATATCTCCTCGTGAATGAATTCAAGATCATTAAAAGTAATCATCAAAATACCCTCTTTATAGATTTAGCCTATATCATACCATGTAAATAATCAGCACTGCAAGTTAAAAAACGGTAATCTGATATCGTATGTTTAAAAAAAAATACCAATAATTGTATTAAATTTGTTAATCTTTAATGTGCCAAAAACAAGGAGCAATCCATTTTCTACCTGATGTGATCTCAAGAACGTGATGCAAAAAGATTTCATCTGTGCTAGGAAACGCTATTAAAGTTGCTGCTTTAGGCTTCATCTTAATAGATAAATTAGGAAACTCTATCTCTCCACCTGTATATGTATCATTTAAATACAGCACGCTGCTTATGTCTCTAAGGTGTCCCGTAGAAGTGCGTGCGTCGTAATATAATTCTCCATTTACATATCCTAAATTATCAGTATGTAATCGAAGGGTGTCGCCAACTTTATATTCTATAATGTTATTAAAAGTTTCATCATATAAAGAAACATGATAAAAGTTTTCTATTTCTTTTTTAGAGTTAAGATATAGATGATGAAATCCGTCATACAAATCTGAAGGTATGTTATATGTTCCTAAAGTAGACTCTTGTCCTTCTATGTAATTTGATTCTGAAACATTAAGCCAATTGTTCAATGAAGATAAATAATCTATATCAATCACATTTTCAATCAAAAATATTTCATTTTTAATCATGGCTTTCTCCACTGAGAAGGAGAATGAGATTCTTCTATAAGAGCTTTATGTTCAGCGTCTTCGTATAGCCTTATCATATGCATACACGGGTCACCGCCTTCCGCAAACTCATTATCTTCTTCTTCGTTCATAGGAAAGCTATCATGAGTATAGCATACTGCTGGTCCACACCAGTTCTCTACCATGCCTATTTCAAGCCATTCATCAAAAGTAACTTTATTAAATATAGCATTTAGCAGTGCTTTTCTGGTTTCGTGATTGTCCGGCATTTTATATATTCACAATTCTAAATTCATCAATGCCGGAAATCAAACCTAAGCTAGAACCATCTTCCCATTTAACAAATATAGTTCCCGTAGAGTCTATACGATCTACTATACCAAAAGAACCAGGTGTTAAATTAGTATATTGATCATCTGTTTTTATTAGTTGAATTCTAGAATTAATTAAAGAACAGTTGTTACTCATAATGCATCCAAAAGATGGTTAAAAGCATCACCTACGGTTACAAGATTTTCAAGGCCTTCTTCTGGAATTCTAAGATCAAAATCTTCTTCTATGATCATAATAAGCTCGATAAGGTCTAACGAATCAACGCCTAAATCATCTACAAATTTAGACTCCATGGTTATTAAGTCTATATTTTGACCTGCGTTAATTGTATTGTCAAGAAGCTTGACAATACAATTTTTAAATTTAAGAAATTCATTTTCATTGTTCATTTTAAACTTCCTTTTTCTAGTTTATTTAAATAATTGGTAATAGCGCTGTTAACAAATTGTTCTAAACTCTGGTCTACATTATGAGCCATATTTTTATAAGTGTCAAATTCTTTTTTTGTTATTTTAATAGTACATATTTTTTTGTTTTTAGAAGAAACAAATTTTATCTTTACTTTTTTATTAAACATAAAAGGAATCTCCATCTTGTCAAAGCAGGCATCGGCCTCTTGTTTAACAGTAAGACCTTTACCAATTTTTAAGTCGTACTCAGAAAGATCTTCCCACATACGGTTTGTGTTTTCGTAGCGACCTTCTTCAATTCTACTTACCCAAAAAATAAAGTCAGCTTTACCAAACATCTTACGGGTTTCTTTTGTTGGACAAACAAAATCAGCTATAACTAAGAAACCTTGAGCAGATAATAATCTAGCCATCGAACCCATTCTGCGCGCTTGTTCTAAGCGATCTATAGTTGTAAACCCAAGGTCGCTGTTAAGATCTGCGCGTACAGCATCTGCGTTTAAATGAATAGCTCCAGTGCGACTTACCAGCTCTTGCGCTAGTGATGTTTTTCCTGCGCCTGGCAAGCCTACAATTAAAACTATCATATCAGATTAACAACTCCAATAACTAAAGAAACAAATAATATAAAACAAACAGAATAAAAGAAAAACTTATCTGCGATCATACTTCAGTCCACGGCATTTCTGTAGGCTGATCTGTTACAGGGTTTATTGAATGATTATGAGGAAATTCTTGTGGAAGATTTCTAATTTTATTACCAAAAATATTTGTTAACTTATTTTTTTGCTCAGTGCTTTTTGCACCGATATTTAACAAATCCACTATATCATGAGCTTCTTCTAAATCAGAAGCTCTCATTGTAGCTAAATGACTCCAAGATAATCCATTGTTATAAGATCTTAATATTTTATAAATATATGGGTTGTCTTCTATCAAATGTAGATATCCATCATTTATTTCTGTCAAAATAGAAAAAATTGGCGTTTGATCATTATACATATTCATGTGTTATTCTCCATTTTTTAATTTATTTTTTTCTTTTAATCTTTCTTCATCTGGGTTTTTTAACAAATAAACTCCGTGAGAAAATTTTGAAAAAAGATCTGCACGTGATTGAACAAATGTGTTAGCAGTAGGGTAAGACCATTCTACTAAATCAGATACATCTTTTACTTTAACTTTTTTACCTGCATTATCTTTACACCACTGAATAACTTGTTCGTATTTATCTTGGCGTTTAGATTTAAACTTTGGCTTTAAGCCTAAAACAATATCTTCCTCAGAGGAAGACGATACATCAACTTGTTTATAGTTTATTAAAATATCTTTATATACATCATAGTTTATAGAGTATTTAGATAATTCAGAAAAACCACCAGTAACTTGGATTACATAAAGAGCTCTCAAATATTCAGATAAATATTGTTGTTCTTCTTTAGCTAAACTGGTAACAGCAAATTTATTGCCATCACAAAGAGTGTCTGCAAGGTGTTGATACTCTTCTTTGTACCATTGATTAATGCTGTTTTCAGATAAATGAGGAGCAGAATCTTTCATAGCATAACTGGTTTGTTGATTAGTACGCATTGTTCTCCAAATTTTGTGGTTAATAAAAATTATCTGATAGCTTTAAAATTTTTTTTAGACTAAACAAATACTATTTAGTAAAATCTTGAACATGAGTCCTAAAAGGAGGACCAGTGTAAGGGTCAAATTTAGCAGCTACATTTAAGGCTTTTAAAGCTAAAGACTTAGCTTGAGAAACTGTTTGTATTTTTTTACCTGCAGTTAAAGCAGTAAGTGCACCTAATGCATAGGTACTACCAGAACCTAAAGCATAGATTCCATTGCTGTCAGAAGACCAAGCGTAATCAGAATCTACTACATATACAGTTCCAGATATAACGGCTAAAATAGTAGAGGCTTGTTCTGCAATGTGTTGTTTGTCTTCATTATTATCCGGAGAAGCATAGCCTTGTTTTTCAAAACAATCGCGTAAAGCAGGTATAAATTTAACAGTAAAAAATTGATCTAGTTTTTTACCTTTTAACCCAGGCGAAACAGGAGGAGGAACAAAAGCATGATGCAATATGTTTATTGCTCTTACGTCGCCGGCTGCGCCCAATAGATACTTACCGTTTACGGCTACTTTACCGCTATTTTCTCCTAAAGTAGAAATTGTAGCAAATCCGTCTGATTCCATTGCTGAAATCCTAGAATCTACTGCTACTACCGCAAAACTGTCACCTTGTATTGCAACTATAGTTGTCATAACATTTCTCCTTAGAACCAAAAAACAGTATAACAGATTCGCAAGAAGAAAGTAAGTTTTTTAGAATTAAATAAACCAATATTTAGAATCAGATTCTGGGTGATGAGCATACAGGATACTTGCATCGATACCATGAATAGTGTAGTTGTAAGAACACCAAGCTACTGCTTCCTGAAGGTCATAAAAAGGGCCCCACTGGACGTTAGAAGCGTCATGTCTGTTATATTGGACAAAGTACACGTCAACCTTTTTTGGGGTTTTTATAACTTTAGTCTTTTTTTTAAAAAGGTTCTTCAAGATCGACATTTGTATTGATTCCTTTTGTAAGTAAAGTTTTATCAGATTTTAAACTATTAGGACGTATGCTTCTAATTGCATCGGCTAAAGGGCCAGTTCCAGTAGTGTCATATTCTGCATTGACCACTTTTCCATCTTCTATAAAAAGAATAGAACAAGCCATAAAAGAGTTTTTATCTAAAGCTATATGAAGCTCAATTCTTTTTTTCATAGGATGTTTACTTGGAGGAACATTGTCTTCAGTAAGAGAATCGTCTTCTATTGGAGCAGCCCAACCAGAAGTCACAACAATAATAACATCATATAATTCAGTAGACATTTTTATTTTAGCAGAATCTAAAAGACCATAGACATCTCCACTTTTACCTATCTCATATAATTCAACAGATTGGATTTGATCTTCTAACTTATTTAGGTCAGCACCCAATGCATAAGCATATTTATCTGTTAAAGCTAATTTTACTATTTCTTTGTCGATTAATTTTATAATGTCAATATCAACATTATCGTTCATGATATCTCCTTAGCTGAAATTTGCAATGAACCAAAAACATTTAAAGCAAGGTCGTTAACTTCTTTAACTGTAGAAGTATAAAAGCTATTGTTTTTTTTAGGAGCATTGTAGTAGTTGTAATTATTGTTGTATCGATTTCTTTTATTTCTTTTTTTGCTCATTTTGCTTTAATTTCTTTTAACTTCAACAGTTCAGAATGTGAGTCTGACTTAACAACTATACCTTCGTCTGTAGAAGCAAGCAATTGCACGCCATGATATTTGTTTCTTATGTTCTTATTATAATAAGAGCCAACAGATTTGGCAGCACACATTTTTACAAATTCTAATTGAGGCACTTTGTCATAAGCCCAAGCTGAATTAGATTTAAAGTTGATTATTAAAATAAGATCTTTTACGCTGTAGGTAGCATGAGTAATAAAAGAACTGGCATCGATTGAAGTATAAGTAATAGTATTTTCTTTTGTAATTTTATCTTTCACGTTTGCTTCTTTCTTTAAAAAATGTCACAAGAAACCAGTTGAAAGGAGTCCCGAAAAAGACCTGGTCCCTTGTGACAAACCTGTTATAGCGCCTTCGGTATGATTCGAACATACGACCTGCGGATTAGAAGTCCGTTGCTCTATCCAACTGAGCTACGAAGGCAGTGTAATATATTCGTTAATTAAATCATTGATTGGAATAGAAACATTAGGATAATTATATATTTGTTGAGTTGGTCTGTCAATTAATAAATTTAATTCTAAAATATTTTTAGAGCCTTCTTCTAAAACCTGATACATAAAACCGTTAACCCAATAGCAACCTTCTACAATATAACCGGGTTTGTCATAAGATGGATCTGGATAATTTAAGATACAAAAATTTAAGTTATCTAAAAGTTTAAATCTAAATATATTCATAGGATGAACTGACCAAAAAGAAAGTTCAGAATCTTGCTTTGGAGCTACCTTACCATGAGACAAGCAAAACAAATCAGAAAGAACAAGAACTTCAGAATGAGACAATTTCTTAGTAGAGTAAGTGCACCAGTTTTGGTAGGTAATAAAAAAGTTTAAAAAAGAATAAGACTTTTCTTCGTTCCATTCAGTTTTTAAAGCAGTTATTGATTTAGAGGTACACCCAAACATTATGCTTGTCGAGTTCCGTTTTCAAAAAGTTGTACATTTTTTAATTGCATTTTAACAAACAACATCTTTTTTTCTATAGCAGTAAGAAATCTTAAAGCGCCCATTCTCCACTTGTCTTGTTTTTGCATGAGTCCTATTATAACAGATTCTTCGGGATTATGTAATTTAATTTCTTTAAACGAAATCTTGTCTTTTGCTTTCTGGGAAGCAAGTTGAAATTCAACATCTTTTTTTGTTATCTGAAGAAAGTATAACCAAATATCTAAATTTTCTGATAGATACTGTTTTTCTTCTCCGGAAGATTCGTTTCTAACATCTTTCAAAACAATTTGTTTAAAAGCTTCAAAGTTAGGATCATTTTCGTTAATTTGTTGAATGTAGTTTTCGTTAGACATAATGTCCTTTTCTATTTATAAATATAATCATGGACATACATCATATCAGAAATAAAGCTATCTTCTAAATGAGAACTTGATTTAGATATGTGCAGTGGCGAATAGGTAACAAAAATTGGCCAAGAACCAAGCCAATTAGGTTTTGATCTATAATCTTTAATTGTAACTTCTAAACCAAATAAAGCTGAAGCAGCAACTGATCCAAGACAAACAATAGCTTTTGGATTTAACAATTGGATTTCAGTGTGCAGGTAAGGAGAACAATTAAATATTTCTTGACTTTCAAATTTTCTTTTAGGATAAGAACACCTATTAACATAAGTCAAACAAATTTTTTCTGAAGAAAAATTAGAAGACTTTAAAGTATCTAAAAAGAACTCAGCAACTTCTTTATTGTAAATAGGATAATCTAATACAAATATTATATCTGGATTTTGATTGTTCCACATTGGAAGAACTGGATTAGGTGTAAAATTCTTGCATTTTCTACAGTTAATTACTTGAGTATGCAAGTTTTTAATATCATAGGGAACTTTGCTAGAAAGTAAATCATCTCTTAGCTCTTGCAAAAAAGAATTTAACTCAGAGTGAGCAAACTTATTTTCTAGCTTATTAGCTAAAAGCTCAAATAAAGAACTTTCAGCAAACCCCAAATGCATTCCGCTCGACGGAAACAGTTGATTACTTCCGTCGAGCGATAAAGCAGATGCGATTAAGTTTGTTATTTCTTGTTCAGAATAATCTTCAACATCCATAATAATGTCTAGTTTACACTATACAGTTATTTAAAACTGATCAGGGATAAACTTTGATTCAGAAGAAGAATCTGATTTTTCGGCTGTTTTAGGAGCAGCTGAACCCACATAAGATATTGATTCTGCAACGATGACAACGCGTGAACGATTGACATCTTCTTGCTGCCAACGCTCTTGGACCAAACGGCCAATAAGCTGGATCTGTGAACCCTTCTTCATTTTCTTGTCTACTATTTGGGTATGAACAAACTTAGCATTCTTTGAGCCAAAGTTGTCTCCATCTTTAAGATAGTAAACTACATCAAAATAGCCAGAGCTAGCAGTAGCACCTTTTTCTGAGCCAGCATAATCTATTGCTACGCGAAGCTTTGCTATCTTATCGTTGATTAGTTCTGGGTCAGCTACGACACCAGCTGTGATTGAAACTACGTTTCTTGGGTCTATCATTTTATTTGTCTCCTGTTAGTTTGGTATGTTATTATTTATTATTATCATTTTCTGTTAAAACAGTTTGAAAATGATCTATTATATCTTGAAGGTATCTTAAAGATATTTCTAGAGCTTTTACTGGGCCGTTAGAAACGGACAAAGTTTGAAATAAATTATTAAATAAATTAAAAATACCTGACTTTAAATCAGTAACTGTATCGGTATGGACATACTCATTTATGGGATCTACAAGATCTGCATAGTTACTGTCATTATATTGGTTATTTTGGTCAGGCATTAGAATTTCTCCTTGATAAAACTTGATCAATCATTTCAGATACAATCTTGGGGTCTTTATAACCTTTGTCATATAGAATTGAGATTATTGGTTTTGGATCTATATGATTATATGTTATCAGCTGTAAATTGAAAACATCGTTTAAAGAGTATATTCTATAATTATTTAAGTCTCTTTTAGATGGAGGGTATTTTTTGTTTTTTTCCCTGTTAGCAATTGTTAAAGTAGATACATTTAATATATTAGATACATCTAGTCTTGAAAAAGAAGGATGTTTATTAATTTTATTAAACTTTGTCATTTTAAATACCTTTTAATAAGTTTATCTAAGTATATATAGTATCACACACACATGCTAAAATCAAGATTGAATGTATTCGCCATTAGAATCTTTTTCTAAAGAAGTATATATATTTTGAGAATTTATTTCTTTAAAAGCTATGTTTAAAGAAGGTATTGTTCTTTTAACAAGAATACCGTCAAGAGCTTGCAAAATATTAGTTAAAACTTGTTCAAAAGATTTATGACAAAAACGAAGAGAATTTTTATATTCTTGAAAATATGCTTCCCAACCTTCGTCTGAATATTCGTCTTCATCACAACTTTCTACATACTCGTCGTGTAATTCATTGCGATCTACGGAATCAGCGTCAGAGTATTTCGCAAAAGAAGGAGATGGAAACGGAGACATACAAACTTGATCAAGAGTAAGGTTTTTAACTATACTACAATAAGAATACAAAAGATTATGTCTGCTATGCGTTAAACGCCTATTTACTGTATCGTTGTTTAATTGAATATAAACAGACAACAACTGCTGTGATTCAAATAGATTTAAAGAATCTTGAAGAATAGGATTTAAGTTTTTTTTAAAAGAATCTGTTGGACCAGCATCTACGTCTATTGAACGATTATTATTAAACAATAAAAAATATTCGTTTAAAGTTTCATATAAATCTAAATTCCAACCACTATTCCAAATAGAATCATAAGCCGAAGCAATAACTCCAGAAATATCTTTTGAGTACTTATCAACATCATTCATATTAGGATAAAAAGGTCTACACAATTGTCCATTTCCAAAAAAGTTAGGAAGAACAGGAGCATAAACCGGTTCACCAAAACCCATTTTAGAAATTGCATCGCGGCTATAAAACATATATGTATCTAATAAACAATAGTCATCATTAAATAAACATACGTAAATTTGCCAAGGTATTGGCAAGTAATAAGTATCGGGTTCATCATCGTTGCTTATAGAATCACGATCAGTTGAATGATGACTAATTAATTTATTAGTTGGAGGGTTTTCAAAGATCAAAATATTTTTTCCTAAAGACACCAAACCAGGAGGGATCAAACCACTATCATTATATGTTTTAAATCCGATAATGCTGTCTATTGTTTTTTTATGTTCGCTAGATTCAAAATATAATGGTTGAGTTTGGCTACTGGTATACATAGAATTTTGCGTAAAACTAACGCAATCCAAAGAATTTGAACGACCCATATTTCCTACAAAAGTACCCAAATTTAAAGCTTTTTGTTTTTCGCTATAATCAAAAAAGCTAAGACCAGAAAAGCAAGTAGCCATAATTTCAAAATCATTTATCATAATTTTCCTTAAAAAGTATTGGTTAAAGTAGAAGGATTTTTAGAATCTTCGTGAGCAATAATATTGTTCAAAACTTGATATATGTCTTCTTGAAGAAGGTTATTTGAACAAAGGTATTGCTGACCGCTTATTGGATCTCGATCATAACGTAACGTTTTTATTTTTTGATTATAAGCATGATAGTTGGGTTTAACCATCATCTTACGAAAATGCTCGTCTATTTCCGCTGAGTTATAACGAAAAAGACGATTTTCAAAATCTACATTAATTAAAGAAGATAAAGAAATTACTTGGCGTAAAATAAGAGGATCAATGCAAGTTCTGTATAGATAAAGAAGTTCTTCTAATGAATACTTAGACCATATGTTTAAAGCGTTAAGATACATTGCAACGTGGCTATCTTTATGTTTAACCGGAGTACATTTTGCCATAGCATTAGAATACATTTCCAAAGCTGCAGGATCATTTAAAGCTTTTATGCGATCATAAGACTGAAATAGCATAAACATAGGAATATCAGAGCTACTAGGTAAAATATCGGTATTCCAACCACCGTTATAATAGTTCGAAATTAAATAATTAAATAATTCTTTATAAGAATAAGTATCGTCTTTAATGGAACTTTCTACAAAATAAGAATTGATTGTAGAATCAGAACCAAAGCATATTAGTCCACCATTAAAAACGTTTGGAAAAATACAAGAAAAAACATGATCATTTAACGAAGATATAGGAGAATCGTTAAAATGGATCGTTATAGCAAAAGTGCCTTGTTTATTAATCTGCATTTTATAAACAGTCCAAGGAACCCAAACGGTAATAGGTTCAATTTTTTTATTGCCTTTTTTGTTAACCTTAGAAGCTTTGACTGGAGTAAAATCTATAGTATAACGAAACGGAGGACGCTCTACTAAAATAGAACCGTTTTCAGAAATAAACCTAGTAGCTGTTGGAAATATTTTCTTTAAAACTGAAAGATAATTGTTATCTAAAGATTTTAAAATAGAATTAGATTGTTGTATGGTTTCAAAGAAATCAAAAGCAGAATATTTAATATATTCAAATTCTATAGGTAAATCAGAACAAGTACTATATTTAGAAACTTTAATAATATGAACTTCTTCGTTTTTTATTAATAAAGCAGAGTTGATAGAAGCCGGATTATCTTTTGTCTTATCTTCATCAACATAAAAATTAACTGGAAGTTTTGGATAAAGTTTATTAATCATATAAATAAGATTCCTTAAATTAAGCTTTTTAAATAGCTATTATTTGCGTCGATGTTTTTATCAGGGTAAGAATATTCAAGAATAGAATTTGAATTTTCTGATATAAAATTATCAAAAACAATTATTGCTTCTTGATCATGCAATTGAAAATCTTCTGCTTGTATAGAGGTGTAGGTAAAAACTAAAACAGTAGATTGCTTTGATTGTATACTATAAACTAAAGATCTATCTGAAAGATATTCTTTTTCAAGAGTATACAATATAGAATCTGTTTGATTTATTTTGTCAATTATTAATTCAGTTTTTACTATTGTAACATTTTTTTCATAGCAAATGCATTGCGTTTGATTTGCAAAACCACAAGGTACAACAGAACCAGTGCTCATTTTAATGATAGTTTTGTTAGAACAATTATTGGCATATGTGTCATTAGCATACTGATATGTTTCAGAATATTGTTTATTTTGAGGATTACTAAAAGATTTGCAAACAGAAAAAACAGCAATCTTTTTAACAAAATTAACAAGTAATTTAACATCTACAATATAAACATAATCGTTAGTATACTCATTATACAAAAAATTTAAAACACTTAAAGTAAAACTAATTTTTTGTTTAGCTTGAACACTTTCAACAGAAATAGCTTTATTATAATGTTGAATAATATCTTTTGTAAGTGTAGAAAAATTATCTTCTTTTACTGAAGAAATTTGATATGAATATTCAGAGCTTAAATTATCATTATTGTAAAAAACATTTATTGGTTTTGTTTCATCAGAATGATAATAGATATAAGCATAGCCAGAAGGAATGTCTATCTTAGACCCATTTTGTTTATTTGCTTGTTTGTAATCGCAAATATTAAAAATCCGATCTTTTTGCATATATTGAGTTGATTCATCAAGAGAAATTGTGTTATCCATATAATAGTCCTTAAGTAGTTGTAGTTTTTAATTCCAGGTAACTTTATTGCTTTTAATAAGCTCTTCAGTTAAGAAAGTGAGTTGTTGTTTTAAAGTTTGGTTTTCTTCCAAAAGTTGTTCATTTTGTTGATGATAATAATCTAATTCTTTTATATAAGATTTATATACTCTTTCGATAGCAGCAAGATTAGGAACAATTGCATTAATAGAGTAAAGCGATTTCCATTGATAAGAAAATATTTTATGTTCTTCAACAGTTAAGGGAATAGCCATAATTATTAAATAAGATTTACAATCTATTATTCTATTGAATATTGGAAGATCGTCTTTATTTAAAAAAATATTAAACAAAAAATTTTGTTCATATGGAGAATAGCCAGCAAGATACTTTGCTTTATACTCAAAAGCAGAATAAGGATAAATATAAGTTTTAATATAATTTGGTGATAAAACAGCTAAATTATTTTTAGACACTGTATTAGCAACAATAATACTTTGAAAGTACTGTTGCAATTCGTTACTAAAATAATTATTTCCGTAAGAAATTGGTTGTATATTTGGTGATGAATATATTGATTTAATAGAATCAAGATCGTTTGATCTAAGAGAAGTAATAGTACTTTCATTAACTTTTACAAGTTGATTATCTTCTACAATTGCATCAATGTGTTTTTTATTAAATTTACTTAAAGGTAATAACATTTGTAAAGGCATGAGTTCCTAACTTAAGGATTGTTTTTCAAAGTGGCTAAAAGAAATAGCATTATTTTTTAAATGATTAATTAAAGAATCATCAGAAATAAAAAACAAAGAAAATATATCTGAATTAACTTTTTGAGCTAATGGGTATATTTGATTAATGTAATACAAATTATTACATATGATTTTATGACTATTGTCATTTAAGAACAATATCGATATACCGTTAGTCGGTAAAGTTAGATAGCTGTTCGCTAGCCAAGCTTTCAATGGCTGACGAAATTCCTGGATCACTTGAGCCCAAGAGGTCATTAGCTCCTTCTTTCATTATTTCTAGCATTTGTTTGCGAGACTTGTTTATAGTATCGTGAAATGCTTTTTTAGATTCTTCAGAAGAAAAAGCCATTTGGGCAATCAATGCATCCATAAAGACAGCTTGTTCACCAAAACCAATTACAAGTGTAGCAATTTGCTTTTCAAAATTTTCCAAGTACTTTTCAAACTCTTGCAATCTACCTTCTAAGGTAGACGCTAAAGTCATAAGAACTTGTTCTACTTGGTTTTTATAATCAATGTCTTGCACGTGCTTGTCAATTAAGTCTTCGTCAAGCGAGTAAGCATCGCCTAATTCTTCATATTCGGTCATTGTTCATACCAATCTGAGTTGTTTGCTACGTAAGCTGCTAAAGATAAATCTAAAAGATATGATATAGAACATATGTCTTGTCTTGTAACTTTAATAAAATCAACAGATATAGGTGATTTTAAATCTGGTATAAAAGCTCCACTCTCAGACTTGCGTGCTGCAAAATGACCGCATTTCCAAGCAAAAGAATTAGAATCAAAAGAATCACCATTTTGCCAATAATGGGACTTAAAGATTCTGCTGACAGGCTTACCATTAATCTCAGAACCACCGTAAGAAGAGAATCCTTCAGGAGAAGGAATGCCAGTTCTTTCATTGGCTGGATAATTAGTAACCGCAGTTCCGTTTGCTATTGACTTTAAATATGCTGCAAAATCAAAAGCATCGAGATAAACATTAGTAGAACTAATTAACTTGCCTTCTGGAGCAGTTTTTCCAATATCAATTTTAAATTTCATTCCTTCAAACCAAGGCTTAATGGCTAAAAAACCACTGCTTGTTTTTGAACGAAACCATTTTTTGTAAAGTTCAGTAGTAAACTGCTTTGGAGGAATTGGATTAAGCTCATCTGAGCCTTCTTGGTCAATTCCATTTAAAAATTCTTTTACATCAAAATTAGACATTTGTTTTCTCCTATTACCAATTTGATTTTTGAGGTGTGGATCTAACCATACTTCTAGAGGTATAATTTCCAGAAATAACTTTAGAAGCATCTTCTAACTGAGAAGATGAAGCAAAATCCCACTGTTCAATTGCGGACTTATACAGTGATATAATAGCATCTCTGTTTTTATTCCAAAGTATGTTGCGCATTTTCGGCGCTTTTATAAGTATATCATTAGTATTTAAAGTTCGCAATTCAGAAGAAACAACAAAGAAATTAGTTTCTTTAATCAAAGACTTTATTTCTGCTCCAGTAAATCCAGTAGTTGATTCAGCAAGAGCATCAAAATCCCAGTTATGATTAGTTTTAATATCAGAAAGATATATCTTTAATATTTCTTTACGCTCAAACTGTGAGGGTAAACCAACAAATATTATTTTATCAAATCGTTCTGCTCTAAGCATTTCTGGTTTTAGGTTCTCAATCTGATTTGCTGCACAAATAAGAAAAACATTTTCAGGAAGTTCTTGAAGACCAGTTAAGAATTCACCATGAACTCTGTCAGTGGTGCCACCGTCTACATGAGAAGAGCTTTGACCACCTGACATATCACGGCCAAATTCATCTATCCAAACACACAAAGGAGCCATAACTTTAATTTGTTTAAAAACAGCTCTCATGTTAGCTTCTGATTGTCCAACAAAAGAATTCATAACTTGGGCAACTCCGGTTCTAGCTAAATCAAGACCTAATTCATGAGCAGTAGCTTCACAAATAGCAGATTTACCAGTGCCCGGAACTCCAACCATTAGTATTCTTCTAATAGGTTGAACACCAAATTTCTTAGCTTCTTCTGGGTTATTCCACAACCATACATTTTTCTTGATAATATCTTTAGCATTATCTAAGCCACCAATATTATCAAATGTAATTTTAGGTTTAACAATTTCCAAAATTCCATTTTGTTTTATTTTAGACATTTTAGTGTCATAAATATATTTAGAAGATATTTTTTTATTCTTAATAATAGATAGCAAACAAAGATTAATAAAAAGCGATTCAGATAAACCTAAAGCACTGCGCGCTATATCTTGTGCAGTTCCGTCTTCTACAAACAAATTATCACTTATAGTAGCAAAATGATTTAATATTTCTAGCATTTCTCCTATAGACAAAGGCTCAGAATCGTTAACGCTAAAGATAGAAGAATATTCTTCTGGACAATCAAAACCTGTAATAAATATGTTCTGCATTGGCAGTAAAGTTAGATCATCTGCAAAGAAAGAATTTCTATAAGAATAATTAAACGAAGATATAACTGGGCCATATGCTTCAAGAAAGCTTTTTGGATCAGTATAAAAACTATGGATAAAAGCAATCGAAGACATGTTTTCGTTAGTTTTCTTTAAATGCTGATAAGCAACTACGAAATCATATGTTGTATCTTGAGTAATGCTTCCATCTTCTGGATTAGGAAAATCTACCAATACTGGTTTCCACGTTTTTTCTACTAATTTTGAAAAACCTAAATTTGGAATAATGCTATAAAAATTTCTAATTTTAGAATTAATTACAAAATCATTAATTCTATCAACGTCTTCTGTTTTAATCCACAATAGTGGAGTTCCTAATTTAATTTGTTCAAGTATCATATTTTCCATTCATAAAGGGTATAAGTGGGGGGACATCCAGAGGATTTAATAAAGCATTTGAATTCTTTAAAATCCCCCCACGATCTTTTTAAATTTAGAGACTACCTTTTTCGCCAGCACGACGGTGGAACTCAAGGTTGTCATTCTGTTGAACAACATAGTCTTCGTCCATCTTGTCTTTGCCTTTGTAGGCTGTAGCGTCAGAAGGAATTCCCCAAAGTTTAGAAAACTGTTCGCGAATTTCTTTGATGCTTCTTCCGGCAACAGGGCTTGCTTGTGAGTAAACGCCAAAACGAACGTTTGCTACACCCCCTGATGCATTTTCATTGTTGTTGCTATTGATTTGCATTGTTATTCTCCTTGTTGGGATTATTTATATATTTACATTAACTTTTACAGGTGAACGATCATATGGTTCAGATTTACCTACACCCAAGTCAAAGTATATCTCTGCTTCTGTAGGATTTTCTGAATTAACTATCGTTTTCTGTACGCGACCAAGTAAAAAGGCAGCAACTGCCATGTTTGTTGCAAGCAGCTGTGTTCCGCCTTCTATTTCTGATCTTTCTTGACAGGATAATTCTCCTGGGTTTTTATCTGGTGGATTCTCGTATTCAGGATGAAAGTTAACTGGGTGTTCAGTAACATCTTCTCCGTTCCTACGCTGATAATGATAAATGCTGCCAAACAAATCATCATCATTTCCGCCAGTAAAAATGTCTATATTTGCTATAGAAGTTGCTGCATCAAAGATAATTTTTCTAGCAGCAAAGTTATCTACTACAGCAAAAACAACATCTCCTTCAGCAATTAAATCTGAAGCTTTAATTTTAGGAGAATCGCTGTCTGCAACTCCTTCATAGTTTTCTCCTACGATCCATTTTGGAACAGGAATAATAGTGGTATTATTAAATTGGACAGAAAGCTCATATGCTTTAACACTGGCCTTATTACCAATTTTAGTAAAGTCTTGTCGCTCTTTGTTCTTTTCTTCATAAGTATCACCATCAACTATAATTAGTGCAGAACCAGGAAATTTCCATTCTAATAGCCGGACTAAACCAGCAGCTAACCAAGTGCCAATTCCACCAGCACCGATAAGTATAAATCGATGTTGTTTTGTTTCATTTTGATCTGACATTTTTTTCCAATCTTTTAGTTTAATCTAAATATCTATCATTTTCGTAAGTGTAAGACGAAGAAGAATCATAAGCAAGATAATCTTTGCATGTGTCAAAGAAAGGGCTAGATGGATCTTCTCCCGTTTTTGCCCAATCAATTACTAAATTCCTATATGGAGCACATGTAGGAAGTAAATAATTTGCACAAGAAACGCATTGAGAGCTTTCTTCGTATATGGCTAAATTAGGAAACTTAAGTTCAAAGTCATACATATCGTCAACAGTAACTGTTGGGTTGCAAGGGCAATCTTCAGCTATTGAATCTATATGAGTATTACAACAAAGTGTGTACTCAGAATAAGAATTCCATGGGTTGTCAGACCATGCATTATTATCTAAATTTTTAGCATCGATTTGTTTTGCAATGCTTTCATCTGAAACTTTATCTCCATAAATATGGAGAAACATATATTCAGTATTGATATCTTTACACATGTAGTAAATATCAGTAAATGCAGGATATGTTTTATAAGTATTGGTTTCATTAACTATTTCATGAGCATAGGTAACTAATTCAATAATTTCAGATACAGTATCACTAGGTGTTGCTATATAGTTTTGACATCCACCGCAAACGCAATTTTGAAGATCAACATTTGATACTTCCCAATCACAAAGCGGACATTTAGGATCTATAGCTTTATCATCTACTTCTACAACGAGAACAGCTCCTTTAGGAATGTCAAGATCTGTAATTTTTTTAGTTGCCCCACCAGCTGTAGTCGTCTCCGTAATTTGAGAACTTGCTAGAGCCGGCTGAATTGGAAGCTGGTATTGCTGTGCCTTGGTAACCCCCGTAGCCGAATACGGGGGCAGTGCTTTTTTTGAGACATTGTGCGCCCATTCTATTACTTCAGGATCGGGATCTTTAATCTTTTTATCTAAATCAAAAACATCTTCAATGTTTAGTACAAATGCAGTTCCTGACATTTGCATTTCAGCATAGTATTGAGTCGCACCATTGTTAACTGTTTTCTGCCATCCATAAGTAATATGGATACCGTCAAAGTCTGATTGATCTTCATGATCTGTACCGGAAGCATAAGCTGCCATTCCAGGATGAGAGTGTACAGATCCAACAATAGAAAGATGATATGGCTTTAAAGCCACAATAGAATCTGGATCATACTTACAGTGAACTGAAGTGTTTTCTTGTTCTGGAACTAAAATTCCCCAAGAATCAGAAGAATCTGGATTAGCAGCATCAAACGTTAAGAGAACAATTGATTCAGTGCCAAGTTGAGCTTCCACCAATCTAAAGAATTCATCAAGTTTATTGACAATAGTCATAGGAATTGGAGGAAGAGCATATATAGCTTCTGGTTCTAAGCCAACATAATTTCCGTCTAAAGAATCTTTAGAAAGAGAAATAGTTCTACCAATCATATTTTTAACAACTTTAAATATAACTGCTTCACGAGATTCTTCAGTATACTTAGTTGTTGTAGCAGGAACTTGAACACCGCCTGTCCAAGTTGCTGGTTTAGTTTGAGTAAATTCTTTAAAAGTAGATTTATCAGATATTAAATAATAAATATTAATACCTAGATTTTCTATAATCTCACAAATGTTTTCTTTGTTTCCAAGAAAACAAGGAGAACCATTTGGAAGCCAGAAATAATCTAAATCTTCTAAAGTATATGTTTTTTCTTCTGTTATTTCATTTTTTTTGGACATAGTATCCTTCTTTATAATGTATTTTTTGGTATGTGATTAAGGTAATTTTGAGTTAGAGTAGAAAGCGATCCCATATTTTTAAGATCAAATTTACTAGGATCGTATTCATAATTCATAGATTCTTGGTTAAAACATACGCATGAAGCGCAAGCATTCTGGCAAGAAACAAAACCGTTAAGGTTGTGTTGAATATCATAATGCTTTGCAATTAAATTAAAAGCATCAAAGGGATTTTTAAGTGCCACCATTGTGTATGAATCTATATCTTTAAGAGATTCAGGAGAAGCAATTTGTTCGTAACCAAAAACTTCAGCTGATCTTAAATTTCCACAAGGACAAACAGTTGATGATGATTGTTTGCCACAAGTTAAATGCATATGTGCATCAATAATTTCAGAAGTATCTGGATTAATGAAAGAAATAGATTCAACATAAGATTTATATTCTGGATTCATTGGAAGACTTTTACTGCATACAGCACAGTTTGCTTGAATAAGTTGATCAGCGTATTCAAAGCATTGTGTACATCTATCATATTCTGAAGTTTCAGAATTCAAAAATACCATAAAATTATTATTAAATTTTTTGTTATAATGAACTTGACCACAACCCGTACAATGAGTTATATGTGGTCCATTAGCGTCAACCCACATGTCTATCTCTTCTAGGTACTGAGCATTTCCAGTTTGTAAATGAATATCATGTCCACTGTTTTCACAGTAAACATATTGTTCAGAATAACAATCTTGGCAAAGAACGCCATCGTCAACAACCGTGTGGTTATCTTCGCTGTAGTTATAATATTCTTCGCAAGATATACAAAAATATTGTTCATTTTCGTCATGATCATTACCATCATTATTATCACCATTACCATTAGGATTAGATGAAAGAGCGTGAGTATCACGAACTTTTTGAACATAAGTATATGGATCTAAATTCTCAGGCTTTTCTTGTTTTAATTTAGAAAGTTCATAAGATTTTTTAACTAAACTAAATACATAGTCTTCGTCAAATGTTTTATCTTTTCGAGCTATTTTATTTACTGGTTTAGTATGAGTTGTGTCCGAGTAATAAGCTTGGTAATCACCGGTCAAAGCCATGCCTAAAGTTAAAGGAACACCGTTTTCATAATGCTTGTCTTGGTGGTCTTGGTCTTGAACTAGAACTGGTATCCAAGTTCCTTCATTTAAGGTCCACAAAAAGCCTTCTTTAGTAGTCTTTTCTTGCCATTCTGTTGGCGAAGTCAAATAAGCAGGTTTGTTATTCATGCGATAAAAGCGAGGACCATCTGTTTCGCTCATATTGCCATCATTGTAGGCTTCGTCGCCAGAACATCTTTCTATAAGTCTTGCAACTTTTTCCCCAAGGGGAATATTACTCCAATCAGAAGTATGGTACAAGCACACCCAGCCAACTGCATTGCCTCTGTAACCTCTACAATTCATATTGGGAAGATTAGTATGATAAAGTTCTTGAGAAGGAGATGTTATAGGATTATAAGAATAAAATATTCTAGCACCATAAAAATTACCGTCTAGTATATCTCCAATGTATATCTTGTAAGGTTGAGCCAAAAAATATGTTTGGACTCTTCCGCCTTCTGATTCTCCCCATAAAATTCTAGAAACAGCAGGCGCTGTTTGAACTACAATTTGTGCGTGATTACCTGCTTGCCGGTAAGCCAAAAGGCCAGTTCCGTCAAGAGGCAACAAGCCAGTATCAAAGTGAGCGTATTTTGAAAAGTTAGTGAAAAAAGATGAAAGATCTTTATCAGTAACATGATCAAGATTCATAGATTTTACAGTGCTGCGAACTGCAACATATTTATCTTTATCTTGAATTAAAGAATATTCTATCATTATTAATTTCTCCTATGACAATAAATTAGATATTGTAGAATCAATATCACCTTGAAAATCTCCAAAAGCAGAAGCAAACCAATTTGGTTCTTTTTCAGCTAATTCAATAACTTTAAGCTTTTGCACTAAAGCATCATGATGTTCAATAATATCGGCAACTCTGTCTAATGCTTTAGCAAGTTTTTTTAACTCTTTACGAGAATGAGTAATACCTAAAATTGGTTTGATAATAGGTATGTCGTCAATTGTAAAATGTTCGACAATACGGTCAATTCTTTCTGACAACATATCAACTTTTTCTGAAATATCTTTTTTAGCTTCTAAAGCAAGTTTTAAGGAAAAAGTAAAAGATGTCATATCTTTATCGTATTCTTCAGCCATTACTAATTTCTCCTAGATTTTGTTTTTTTAAGTTGGTTTAAATAATCTTTTAATTCTAAAAAAGACCAAAAAGCAGTTGTTGCACTAACTGTTATTCTTGTAATTAGTTTGACAACATATGATTGATCAAATGATGGAGTAGCAGAAACACCATGAATATCAAAATGTGTTTCAGAAATAAAAAGTTCAATTTTTTGTTTGATATCTTTATTTTGTTTCTTCAACGTTATCTCCTAAGTTCAATTGATTAACCATAGAAGCAAATATATAATCAATATTATTTTGTTGATCATAGTTTTGATTTACTTTACCTAGCTTAGAAGATTGAATTTTAGAAAATATTCCTATAACAGAAAGAAATATAATTAAAGGCATTAGATTAACCTTTCTTAAACAGTCTGTATTTTTTGCCATCAGAGCCAAAGTAATTTATAAGAATCTCAAAAAGAATCATAAAAATTATTGTTGATGGATTAAAATAATTAAAGTATATATTTAAAATTAGTATTATAAATAGAGTCAAAGAACCTGCAATCATTCCAGATATAGCAACAGATGATCTGTATTCATCGGAAAGATTTTGAGATCTTACCATTCCTATAATAAAGAATGGTAATGGTACAAATAATGGAAAAGAAGTTTTTGCTCCAGAAGATTTAGAGTATATATAATGAGCAAACTCATGGGAGATAACAGAAAACAATGATAAAAGAACTACATCAATTCCAAAAAAATAATAGTTTATTTGAGCAGCAGCAACTGCTGTCATAATAGTATATATTAGATTAACTTGTGATCTAGTATCCGTCTTTAATAAAAAATAATCATTAAAGACAATAGCTTTAGTTTGAAATATTTTTTGATAAGATGCTTTTAACATAATCTTTTGTAACAATAGACTTAATTTGATTTTGCATAAAGTCTCCATGTCCTACATAACCATCATCATTCATGTCTGGTTGTGGATCAGCTAAGTTTGGATTAACCGGTAAGTTTAACTCTTTGCCTAAAGCAGAATATATAAGTCGTTCTTTAGCGTTGACATTTAGCATAATATTGAGCATTGTTTTAAAAAATACATGAACATACATATGATTGATGTCAACGTTTATAAATTTACTTAATTCTTTAAAATCGTTGTTCTCGATATCAGACATAGCTTTTACAACTTCAATGATAGTGTGTCTTTGAGAAAGTTGAGATTCTACTTGATAAAAATAAAAAGTTTTAGAATAAAGACCATCAGTTAATTTATCTAAAATAATATGAGTAGCTTTAGTAAAAGCTGAAACCTTAGCACCGTCTAACCAGTTGCCTGTAGCTTCAAACAAAGATATAGCTATTTTAGCTCTTACATTGTCTGTTTTAACATCTGTGATAAAATCTTTAGCGTCGAGGTCTATATTGTGTTCATTCCGCATATGGTTAGCGAACGTGTTAGCAATATGCTCGCTGTCTGATTGGTTAGAATCATCATTGAAAATATCATCATCATTATTATTCAAAAGATAATCGTCGTATGACATGTTTATATTCCTTTAAAATTAGTATAGAAGTGACCAAAACTTTTGTATGATTTTTGCTTTTGTTTTTAATAGTTTATAAAAAAAACAGCCAAAGAATTAAAACTTATTAAATTCTTCAGAATTACTTCTTAATATAATTAAAGAAGCAAGCATTTCATTTTGAAGATTCCTAAGCTTTAACATTAAATCAACAAAGTCAGGATTAGATACATTAGAAGCAACATACTTGTTGCATATGTCAACTATAGATTGAGAAAATGATTCGATCAATAAAAAGATACTAGTAAGATCAGAAATAGAACTTTTAGGAAGAAGTTTAATCTGCTCGTAAGTATCAATAGAAGTTTGGACTAAACTAGATATAGATTCAGAAGTGAATTCTATATTGTTTTTTTCTTCTTTTATAGACTCATTTATTTGTTTAATAAGTTGGCTATAATTTTTCATATTCGATTACCATTATAATATTCTTCAGCTACTTTACAAATCAATTCATATTCAGAATGATCCTCAATAGGGTCGTCTAAAAAAGCAATACGGTTCATATCTATAAGATAATTGTATGCTTTTTCAATAAACTTATGTTGAATATCTTCATCTATATCATTAAATAAAATTACATTTTCCATATTGTTCTCCTGGTAGGGCGGGTGGGGATTGAACCCACGTGGACCGACTAACCTTTCAACACTTTATAAGAGTGAGGGTATACCGCCCTGTATTCTACAGGGTACGTATTCGAATTGAAAGGCTGAAAAATAATAACATGATTATTAACTTTCTTGATTAAGAAGATTATTTATTATATCATAGTTTGGAAGATTTTTCATTTTAGTTTTTGTTCTAGAATGGTTAGTAGAACCAATCATAAATTTAACATTTTTAGAATATCTGTTAAAGTAAACAGAAACATCTTGGTTTAAAGGATATTCGTTTTGAGTCATACTGTCAGCTATAGGGTGTTCCATAATTATAATTGGAGCAGAACCACCCAAAATAGCTAAACACCAATGAGTGGCGTTAGCAGGAACCCTGATGCCGTATGCGGACGCTTTAACGCCATAGAAACCTAAGGCAGTTCCTGATTTATTTGTAGCTTCTGTAATTGATTTAAAGTATAAAACTTCTTTTACAGATTCTGAATTAAAATTGTAAAATATTAAATAAGAATTTTCCCAATCAGAAGGAAATTGTATATTAGTAATTTTGTTTTTTATGGATTTCATTGAGTTTAAACTCCTTATTTTGATTGTAGATAGATGCTATCTAATTTAGAGATAGTATAGATTAAGCTGTTCACTTATAAAGATAGTGTGATACTATACACGCATGATAATAACACTTATAGTTTTAACAGCATTAGTAACACTTGCACACAAAGGCTTAATGAAAGCCGTAGAATCTTACGAATATGGACATCATTATAAAGAATACGATTATATATCACACATGATGTATTGGGATAAAGTTAAAAAGTAATTTAGTCTTGGTCTTCTGGTAAAACATGAACTATAGATCTTAGTGCGCTGATATAATTATCCCAATAACAAACATAATACATAAAAATTCTAGAAATGCGCGCATGGTTAACGGTCTTCAGCGTCTTCTGGTAAGACATGTATTATAGATTTGAGCGCACTGATGTACCCATCCCAGTAACGGGATGAATATTTATCAGTGTGCATCACTTCTTTTTGACGCTGTTCAGCGTTTTCTATATTACGATATACTAGAGTCTTGAGATGTTTCATTGGTACCATCCATTGACTCAAAATATTGGACCAAATCAGAATAAACTGATTGCCAATCAGGATCTATTTTAACTATAAAAGTTTCAAGTTCATCAAAAAGTTTATCTTTCAAACCTAGTTGTGAAAGCTCGTAAAACATTTCGAAAAACTTTGGATCTTTAACACTAAAAAGATGATCTAATTTTGTTAAAGGACTTGTAATACGAATATTTTGAGCTTTATACATAGGAGTAAGAATGGTGTACTGAGAA